GTTTATGTTGAAGGCGCATGGAATCGGGTTACGAATAAAAAAGGTAATACTTCACTTTATGATCACAATGATAACACTTCAGACTACAGCAAAAATGGTGCAGGCATAGAAAACTATAACTTCATCACTACTGCTGGTCTTAAGTACACCTTTTAACGAAGTTAACCAGATTTTCTCCCCGGTGGTATTGTATAACCCCGGGGAATTTGTTTACAGTTACAAGTAGGCAATATCCACTAATTTTGTAAGCATTTAACCTATGTCATAACGTGTAATCTCTTACCGCAACACAAGACCTCAATATATTCAAATCTTATCTTTATTCCGATATTCAGAGACACAATGCGAAAAATAATTACTCATTTCAAAGTTGTTTTAACGTTACTTCTACCAGTAACCGTATCTGCCCAGCAGATACAGTGGCAATCCTGTATGGCCAGTCAATTCAACCACTGGTTTGGTGAGGAAAAACCGTCTCCTGACTTACTATGTGGTTATTTGTCTGTTCCATTAAAATATACAGACACAGGCGGAGATGCTTCTTATGAAAAAAAATCACAAGTCAAACTAGCGTTGACAAAATTGCCGGCAAAAAGCAAGCATAAAGGAAGTATCCTGATAATAAGTGGTGGTCCCGGGTTACCAGGCATAAATCCTTATATTAACTTTGACTGGCCAGTCACAAATCTTCGTGAGTCATGGGATATTATTGGATTTGATCCTCGAGGCGTCGGACAGTCCACTCCGACAATAAACTGCCGGCAATCAGATACAGAGACTCAGGAAAACATAACCGAAAAGCAACAAGTATTAAATAAAATTAATGCCTGTATCCATAATACCGGAGCCGAAGTCATTCGCCATATCGGCTCTAACGAGGCTGTATACGATATTGATCGTATTAGGCAAGCCTTGGGGGATAAACAACTGACAGCCGTGGCGTATTCGTATGGAACTCAAATTGCAGCCTTATATGCAGAACGTTTTCCCTACAACGTAAGATCTATCGTTCTTGATGGAGTCGTCGATATCGATGACCTGGAGGACAACTTCACATGGCAACTCAAACAGGCACAGAGTTATCAGGAAACGTTTGATCGCTTTGCATCCTGGTGTGCGCGTACAAAAAGTTGCCCGCTTTCTTCAGACAGAGATAAGGCAATAACTCAGTTCCATGAGCTATTATCAAAATTACATCACAAACCTTTATTAGACAGTAAGGGAGAAAATATATCTTCAGATGAACTCATATCATTAACAACAGACCTTCTGCTATGGCGTTCATCATGGCCAACCCTTGCAACTGCCATACGCCAGTTCTCTCAGGGGATTGTCAGTAATGAAATTGAAACTGCGCTCAGTGCTCCGATAGCCTCAGAAGAGTCAAGCAATGCTTCGGGGGTAATCCTCTGTGTAGATCAGGGGGATGAGCAATTAACACCAGAAGAGCGAAAATCCCGAAAAGACGCTCTTGCGAATGCCTTCCCGGCTATTAACTTTGACAATGGACGTTCCGATTCACCTGATTTTTGTGAATTATGGCCAATACATAGCGACCTGAACAAAACTCGCCTGAAAAATACTGTTCTGCCCTCTGGTTTACTGTTTGTAGCACACAAATACGACCCAACAACGCCCTGGATTAATGCCCGTAAGATGGCAGAGAAATTTTCCAGCCCGTTACTAACAATAAATGGTGATGGGCATACATTAGCTCTCACCGGAGTTAATTTATGTGTAGATAAAGCAGTTGTACATCACCTGATCACTCCACAAAAACCAGAAAATATATACTGCCCAGGAAATTCTGAAGCAGAAATACAATAATTTCAAAATATTCCGCTATTTGCTCCCAATGCAAAACATATATTGCATTGGGAGCATATTCATATTTTTGTTATTCTTGTATGAAATCGTCTCATGTACACGGTCCTTTTTTCGCCGAAAACTGATATTACTTTAATCAAAAGTTGACGTGCCAGATTCGAAGTAAATTTATAAAATATCAAATCAATATACATTTTGCACCTTCGAGATAGTAATGACTGTTACTGTAACATGAGTTACAAACAGCTTCATACCCAGAGCTACTGATGTATCAACACGATTCAACAATACCCGATATTTATTCCATGCCTCCAGCAACGATCTTTCTTCCTCCGTTGCGATTTCCAGATCTACAGCATCCTGCAGTGGCGCAATATACTCACTGAATTCCTGGATGTAGAACTGTGTGGTGACGGTCTTCCAGCCATTCGGCTCCTGCTGTATCGAAGCATACCAGGCTATTTCAATATCGCTATGCTGCGGCAGCATTTAACCCCTTGTAATTCATCGCCATAATTGATTTAATTCACAAATAAAACTATAATACGGTGAAACTAATGAAAAAAAACACAGATGATGGGGCTAAAATTTACACACCACTTACCCTAAAGCTTTATGACTGGTGGGTTTTGGGAGTATCAAATCGGCTTGCATGGGGATGTCCTACAAAGGAACACCTTCTTCCACACTTTCTGGAACATTTAGGTAACAACCATCTGGATATTGGCGTTGGAACTGGGTTTTACCTTACTCACGTACCTGAGAGTAGTCTGATATCTTTAATGGATTTGAACGAAGCTAGCCTGAACGCGGCATCGACAAGGGCTGGGGAATCAAAAATTAAACATAAAATTAGCCATGATGTTTTTGATCCTTATCCCGCGGCGTTACATGGTCAATTTGATTCCATTTCCATGTTTTACCTTCTTCACTGCCTGCCTGGAAATATATCTACAAAAAGCTGTGTAATACGCAATGCGGCGCAGGCCTTAACTGACGATGGAACTCTATACGGAGCCACAATTCTTGGTGACGGCGTTGTGCACAATAGCTTCGGTCAAAAACTGATGCGCATTTACAATCAGAAAGGCATCTTTTCAAACACAAAAGATTCCGAAGAAGGCTTAACACATATACTCTCAGAGCATTTCGAGAATGTTAAAACCAAGGTTCAAGGTACTGTAGTAATGTTTTCCGCTTCAGGGAAAAAATAGCATCCAACCGCAGCACGTTCTTGCTTAAGACGTGCTGCGGCATAATCCCAATGATTACTCCCTGACAGGGTTCGTAGGCCACTCAATATCAGGTGCAGTTGATGTATCAACACGGTTCAGCAACACCCTGCATGCCTTCCATGCCGCCAGCAATGATGTTTCCTCCTTCGTTGCATATACTGCTCACCTTTTTCACCCACGATTAACCAACAGCCAGACCAGCAGACACGCCACCACCGGCACAGCAAAATCCATCAGGCTTGCCACATCCCATGCACGTGGATCAAAACCGCCCCACCACGGCATGTTAATCCGCTTGCCATGCCCGAACATTTCAATCCAGCGATATTCTGCCTGGGTGTGTTCACGCGCAATGAAGAACGTACAACCGGCTATCGCCCCGTAAGCCCAGTTTCCGGTAAAAAGACCAGCCAGTACCTGCACCGCCACGGCACAAAGCGCATGAAGTATCGACGTGATATCCATCTGCTATCCTTAAAACCACTCCCTGAGCGGGCGCTCTGGTGTAACCACCCACTCACGGAACACGGAATCATCAAATCCATCGTCAAGAAGACGGATATTAACAAAGTACCCTTCGTTTCGCGTGTATTCTGGTTCTCCGTCATCAGAAACATCTGTCTCCCTGAACGTAAAACCAATCTCATCAACCAGAACGGCATTCTGCAGCTCTTCGTCCTCTTCCCAGTTAAGTTTCCTGAGAAATGCCCTGAAATCTGCTTTATCACTGAAACGCAACGTGAAATCTCTCACTCCACAACCTCCCCAAGCTGCGCATCTGTTAGCTCTTTATGCCAGAGACGAAAATTCCTCACATGCCCAAATAAATGGCGTAATCCTGCTGTAGTTTGTCCACCAATGCGAATGGTTGCTGTACTCCGGATATATTCCCATGTGGTTTTTGTTTCGCTGGATATACGCCCGTTACTTACTGCACATGTAGACTGATCTGACTTTACACGCATCCCCATAACCATTTTTTTCAACGATGCGTTTTCGTTAACACGCCTATTTGATCCACCAATATCGCAATAAGGAAATCCGTCTGGCCCATCTGCCGAAGATCCGAAGCCAAGAATAATAGCCGCTCCGGTTTGATGACCGCCGGTATCAAAAACACGTGGCGCTGCATTTGGCGTTTTATACCAGTTCTTATGTACCTCACAAAGAACCGTAAAAGGAAGATTATAAAGATTATTCTTAATCGGAACTGTAACCATATCGCTTGCGCGCGTCGCCGCCGTCGTTCCTGATATAATAAAAGATGATACACACGAACCATCCTCAACCTGAGGGGTGGCCAGATAAATATAGTCACCAGATTCAACGACACCACCTTTTTTTGGTGCGTATTGTATTGCAGAGGTTATGTAAGTTTCTTTACTTGCTTGAATCGTTGCCTCTACAAAAATCCAGCCCGTAGCTTCATCTTTGTTAACTCGTGCGGTGAGCCTGTCGGCAGCTACACCGGTGATTTCAACCAATAAAGACCGCGTATTAACAATGGCATATCCAAGATTAGATGAAGCGCTGCCATCGAAGGCTTCAAACCTGATCCTTAACAGGAGTTCCAAATCCGTTTTAAATCTGCACGATGTCGTCACACACTTATTATCGCCTGATACATCGACAGCCCCCGAGGTTGAAACTACTGCCATATTAAGGGTTGTACTTTGCCCAATTAATGATTCATTACAAACAAACTTTCCATAAGTAAAACCAAAACTATCAGTTCCAACCTCAGCGACATTCATATTTGCAGATTTACCCCAAGAAGCTGGAGTTGCTGAATTCAACATGTAGTTGGTTCGCTGACCTTCAATCAATAAACCTTCTTTTTCAAATCGTGGCTCATTAATTTCCGCCGTTTTCAGTTCGCCAGATTTGTTGATATATGTTGCCGTTGATGCGCGACTGAAATTAACCTGTTTATCACTGGCAACCTGAACCACATTATCACCAATCTTCACTTTTTTATAACCCGGAGAATAGCCCGTAATCATATCCAGCGAATCATTAAAGGGTATCCACACATCCGGCAGCGGCTGTAAAACATATCTGTACGGCTCTGCTGTCTGGTTTGCGTATTCTCTGGCAGCATCTTCACTTGCTTTTGCTGCCGTCTGGCTTGCTGCCGATGCTTTCGCCGAGTTCGCCGCCGCTGTTTCGCTCACCTTTGCGTTGGCTTCACTGTCTTTGGCATTCGTCTCACTGGTTTTCGCTGCCGTCTGGCTGGATTTTGCGTTTTTTTCGCTGGCCTTTGTGGCTGTCTCGCTATTTTTCGCGCTGGTTTCTGATTTTTTGGCTGCTGTCGCGGAGTTTGCCGATGCAGTCTGCGAGGCCGCTGCCGCCTGTGCGCTGTTAGCTGCATTCGTTTCTGAGGTTTTCGCTGCATTCTTCGATGAGGCTGCTGCCGTTTCGGATTTCTTTGCCGCCGCTGCACTCTGTGATGACGCTCCGGCATGACGTGCCACTTCATTCACCATCAGCTCAAAACGGCGCAGTGCCTCCGGACGGGCATCATCCTCCGTCATGGCACCGAGAAAATCATTCAGCGTACCGGGTTGAGAATCTTCATACACGGTGATGGTCCCGGCATGTGACGGCGGGAATCCTTCCACCAACAGAATAACGCTGTACTGACCGTACTCAACGTCCATGCTGTAACGCCCGGCTTCATCCGGATTTTCTGAGGCCAGCGTGTTCACCACCACCGTGGTGCTGTTACGTTTTGCTTTCAGCTGGATTGTGCAGTTCTGTACCGGTTTTCCTGTGCCGTCTTTCAGTACACCTGAAATCTTTACTGCCATATTCACCCCACAAAAAAGCCCGCCTGAACCGGCGGGCTGTCATAACACTGTGTTACCTGGCTAATCAGAACTTATAACCGACACCCACGATGAAACCGTCAGTGCGCCAGTCGCCACTGCCGGAGCCTTCATAAGCAATATCAATGGCCACGGATTCGGTCGGGTTAAACTGCACGCCAGCTCCCCACGCCAGAGACGTGTTGCTGTGGCGACCGTCATCACTTCCGGTCAGCACGTCGTGCGTTTTCCCCTTGTTGTCAGTTACGCGGAGATAATCCCCGGAGAAAGTCGACACACGGCTGTAAGCCATACCCGCCATCGCATACGCGCTGAACCATTCATTCACGCGCACAGACGGCCCCGCCATCACGCTGAACCAGCGATTACGCACGGAATCCTCATGCCAGCGGGTATCGCTGTAATGCGTTTTTTGCTCATCTTCAGCGTTGGCATAACTGAATGACGTAATCAGCCCCAGCGTGTCCGTAAACTCATAACGGTATTTCACGTTAATCCCGTTCAGATTTTCGCTGCCGGGAGCGTTCGTACGGGCATAAAGATACCCTGCGCTCAGTGTGGCCTGCTGCTCAGACGCCCATGCAGGCGCACCGGATACGGCCAGACAGATGGCTGCGGACAAAATGGCTGCACAAACTTTACGCATAATTACCTCTCGCTTTTCTGCAATAAAAAAGGCGCCATTTCTGGCGCCCGTATATGGGTTATAAAATTCAGCTGAT